AATAGTGGATGAGATAATTTTCAAATGGTAAAAATAGCATCTGTATGGGGTAAAGCAACAAAATCATTATTTCAAATAGAACAGGATTATATATATCAGTATAAACCGACTTTGAATTGTATTAGATCATATAGGAGTAAAGAAGAAAAAAGAGTGTATAGGAAAGAATATAATAAAGAATATAAGGAGAAATATAAAGAAGTATTGAATGAAAAGAAGAAAGAAAATTATGAAAAGAATAAAGATAGAATATTGGAAAAGCAGAAAGAAAATCGTAAGATTAATAAAGATATAATAAGTGAAAAGAGAAAGAAATATTATGAAAATAATAAAGAAAAATATAAAGAGAAAATTACTTGTGATTGTGGTTCTACATTCATAAAAGTATCTAAAGCAAGACACTATAAAACAAAGAAACATAAATCATTTATTGAGAATAATTAATTAGTTTATTTCGTTTGTTAAATTAAATATTTTTATTCAATCAATATATAAATATGTCGTACCAAGCCAGTGAATTCCAAAATAGTATTCCCAGTAAATCAACCTTCTCGCCATCGGACTTTCAAAAATCGTACAAAGACTCTCAAACGATAAGATTTCAGATACAGCCTTTCAATAGTTTTATTGATCCGAGGCAAAGCTCACTGAATTTCAAAGTTCAGATAAAAAATGCTCCTTCGCTCGTCACGTTTTCAAAACGTTGTGGTATTCATTCAATTATTGATGCGATAAGGATATATGATATGGATGGCGTAATGCTTGAAAATATCCAAAATTACGCTGAATTAGCTGAAAAATTGCACTTTTACTCGGAATCAACTACTCTAAGAAACAAACGAGCATTGACTGAGCTTCTTGAGCCAGGGGCAAGGGATTTTGATGGGATAGAATATGATAACCAGCCCAGTCGTAATGCTGACCAGTCTCAATTATTCAATCACGAATATTTAACTGGTAATGAAGCATCATATTCTACCACTACTAATTATGCTACAGATGGAAATACTTGTGAAGTTGCGTTTCGTATATATTCTGGTATATTAGGTTCTCCATCTGAGAAAATGTTTCCAGTAATGTTGACTTCAGGATTAAGAGTTGAAATTGACCTTAATCGTGCTGATAAATCTTTACAACTATGGACTTTGAATGGAGTTGCTAATGATGATGGTTCTTTGATCGAGGATGTAGGTAGGGCTTCAAATGATAGTTGTAGATTTGGTATTGCTACTGCCACTCCTAACGCTGCGACTGCACTAACTTCTGTTACTTTATATACTGAACTAAATCCAGGTTATAATCAAGTTATTGCTGGAGTTGTTACACAAGGAGCATTTAATGCTGGTATGCAGTTAGTTAAAAATCAACTGGTTGGTGCAGTTAACCTAAAAGTAGGTTCAACTCTTTATGGTATTCCATCGACAGGTGGTGCAGCAGTCAGTATGGGTGTAATTACTGGTGTATCATGTAATTCAGGTGAAAATGCTGGTGGAGCATGTGCTATAAATGTTACTCTTGATGGAACTGGGGCAACTGGTGATGCCTTTCAAGGTGGTTCAGGAGTTGGTGGACTTGATGATGCTAATACTTGTTTTATTAGAAAATCTGATATTGAAGCTGCTATACCATCATTTGAAGTTTCTGATGTTAGACTTATCCTCAAAACCGCTCAACCTCCTCAGTCATATATTGATAAACTTGTAAAACAAACACAGACCGAACAAGGCGCTTCTATTGAATATTTAACTTGGGACGTGTATAGAAATAATGTTACTGCTTCAGAACAACAAATACAGATTAATATGCCTACTATAAATAAAAGGGCATTAAGTGTATTTACATTACCTGTTGCTAATTCATCAGCTAATTCTTTGCTTAAAGATAATAATAATACAATTGTTGATGATGCTGATAATTATCAATATGTTGTTGCGAATAAATTACAACCTACGAGAAAAGTCGATTTAAAACCTATTTCTCAAACTATCAGTAAAATAGCACAAGTCGCATCATATGAATTTGAAAAATCATTAGCATCAAGTAAAATTCACGTGAAAAATCTTGATTATCAAGAAAGTAGTTTCGCTATAGGTAGACCACTTGCTCGTTTCGGTGGAGTATATAATTTAGCTGATGATGGAAATTTATCTCTCCGTATTGAATATGGAACTCCATTACAAAATAAATTGTTTATTAATTATGTTGCTGGTTATAGAAAATTGATTGTTTCTAAAGAAGGTAAAATGGTTGAAGTCTAATATACCTTTAGAAAAGGTATTGCCAAAATCGGAGTTGCCCTATTTCAACCATAAGAACATAAGAACGTTTGAGAACTCTTTTTCATAAACTATATATATATTTTCTATTTTCTATACATAGTTTATATAAAAATGTTCTTATGCGTGATTATGTTCTTACTCACATACCACAATATCTATATTATATATTCCACCCACCCCAAAATCGGGGTTATAGGGGTTTCCCCTAAATGTTTAATAAATTATAATTTCTATATTAAATGTATAATATAATGTCGGACAAATACGCTCAAAAAAGTAAGAGAGAAATATATCAAATACTGCCTACGAATTTAGGAGCAGGTGTATTCGCTCCGTCACGAAATGGTTTATCACAATTGATATTTGAACTTCCACAATTACCTGCGATCATGAATGGAAAGAGTTTGCGAATTAACGGAACATTTACACTAAAACAAGGAAATGGAAATGCTCCTACTAATGGAACAAACTTTCTAAAAGAAAATCCTACTGGAGATATTTTTATTGATTCAAGAACTGGTATTTTGAGTTGTTTTGAAACTCTTACTATTGGTTCTCTACGTGGCACTACATACAGCAGTATTAAAAATTACAATCGTCTTATGTCTTCTGTTCTACCACTTAACGAAAGCACTAAAAATTATTTGAATGGAGTAGATACTCATTATGGTTGTCTATCTAAAGATGTATCTACTGCAAGAAAATGTGATAGGTCTTTTGATTTCAGCACTCCGTTGAATTGCGGATATTTACAGGGACAACCTATCAATATGTGGATTACACAAGGTCATAGAATTACAATTACATTAGCACAAGATAGTTTCGTTATTCATAATAATAAACAAAGAAATACTAATTCTTCTGCTGGTGAGGCTAATGGAGGCGCATATTATGAATTATCTGATGTTACTCTTTCGTTTGAAGTAGATACACCAGATAATGAAGGACAAAACGCTATCCGTTCTATGACAAAAGGACAAATGACATACAATACCTATTCTTCATTTTATAATGTTATTGTATCTAATGATCATAATCTATCACTTCTATTTAACACAGCAAAAACTATCTCTGTTATTGGTAATATGATACCTTCTGAATGGGTTAATAATTATAATTATGATAGTTCAAGAACACAACAATTACTTTATGATGATGCTACAGGATCATTGAATAATGCGGCAGTTATAGATAGTTATACATACACTATTGGTGGAGTTCGTGTTGGATATGATTTTGAAATTGATAGCGAAATTTCACAAGGAAACGGAACTATTGACTCTGTTAAGAATCAAGTTGAACTTAACGCTATTCGTGAAGGGTGGGACGCAGGTAATTTGATAAAATCCATTCAAACTGAACTTTCTAATCCATATGGTTTAACCGCAAAACAACCTCGTTTTGACAGGTCTCGTTATGCTATTGTAAATGAAGATAAATTTCAACAATATAATATCGGTCTGTGTTATGATCATATTACAGAAATTGGACAGGATTGTAGAACTCGTCCTTTTGCTTTAAGGATTCAATCTACACTACCACAAGGAAAAGCTCTAAGTCCTCATAGTTTATATTTGTATGTTCTTCATCAGAATACGATTGTTTTTGATAATGGTTCTGTTTCTGTTCTCTCGTAAGGTTGCCCTATTTCAACCATAAGAACATAAGAACGTTTAAGAACCCATTTTCATATACTATATATATATTTTCTATTTTCTATACATAGTTTATATAAAAACGTTCTTATGTGTGATTATGTTCTTACTCAAATACCACAATATCTATATTATATATTCCACCCAAATTAAATAAAATGTTTAACGAAAAAAATATAATCTTAATATAATATATAATAATGATGAACGCTACGCCTGATGTACTTAAAGTTGGCTATCTAAATCGTCCTGAAAATCAAAGACTTGAAACTGATATTATTGATCCTGTTGTTTTTACACAAAAATCAGCAAGATTTGTTTTTCCTAAATCAGGTATTCTATCAAGTGATAGTCAATTACACATTTCACAAATTGTAAAAAATTCTGCTTTTCCAGGTGTTGATACAAATTCTTTTTATCCTACTTCTACTGGAGCTTTGGCTATGATACAACGAGCCTATCTTACAATTGGTGGTAAACGTGTATCTGACCAGCAGTCTACTGGTAATTGGAATACATGGAAAAGATTACATTTTTCAAATGATTATAGAGAAAAAGTAGCTACTCCTAAACAAGCAGGTAATGATGTATTTATGGGTTCTGCAAGTGATGCCATCGCTCCTGCCTCTGCTGATGCTATCCGATCACGTGGGTTTAGTGCCACATATGGTCAACTGGGACGTAGAAGTTCCGAATATTGTTCTATTTTTAATAGTGCTACTAACGCAGGTAAACAAAATGCCCTTTTTACTGCTGTATCTGATAAACAAAAAAGGCTTATTACTGCTGATGAAAATACTACTCCTGCTTTTATGATTTCTCTTAGTCAATTGATTCCTGCTCTTGTTGGTGTAAATCTTCCCCTATTCGCTATTAAAGAGGAGGTCGCATTGGTTATTGAATTTGCTCCTGATACATACGGAAATAGGTTTATGTGGAATAGACTTGATACAGCAGGTAATAATCTTATTACTGCCGATAATTACAAAAAATCTATATCTACAATTGTAGAAAAAGATTTATTCTTGTTGTGTGATTATTTGTTTTACGATGACCTTATGGAAGAAATGGAAGATGTTATTATGAATAAAGGTGGGTATAATCTTTCTTATGACGATTTGATAGTTCAACAAACTTCAAAATCTTTCGGTGTAGGAGCATATACTAATGATATTCAAATTCCTTTGGCTTCAAGAAAAGTAAAATCTGTTGTAGTTCAAAAAGAATTACCAATTTATAAAGAGGCAACGAAAGCCGCTTGTTGTTCTGTTTATAATTCAACTGAGTTACGTCTTGGTTGTGAATATCAATTGAAAATAGATAGTAAAAATATGTATTCGTTGCCTGTTAAAAATAGAGGATTTCAAAAATCTGAAGCTGACCAAGTTGAAGGCGTTCCACTTGTATTGTGCGATTATTTATATACTTGGAGAAATCAAGCAGACCAAACGACTGGATTAGTTCCTCCAGATGGTGATGGTATTACTGAAAGAGCGGCAAATTCACATCTTCAATCTGCAGAAATTGCTTCACAGAACTGGATAGGAGTTAAACTTGATAATGCTTATGGTGAAGGGGTTAGAGTATCTAATCAACCTTTAATTTATACTGAAAAAGGGACATCTACCGCATCAGACCAAATTGCTGGTGTAACTGATAGAACTTATAGGGTATTTTCAGTTGTTCAAAAGATTATGAATATTTCAGCAGGTCTCGTTATTGTTGTAGAATAATTATCCCTTCTTATATTAAATGGCGAGTTTAACATTAAATTCAGGTATTATATCATTTAAGAAAGATGATGATTACGAAACTACTGAAACTATATGGAAATTGATAGTAACTTATTTACAACCTTATGATACTATTTATGAACCTTTTTATTGTTCAGGAAAGAGTGGAGAGATTATTACTTCATTTGGTTTTAATGTGATACATAAAGATGAAGATTTCTTTTTACATTATAATGACTATGAATATGATATTATAGTAAGTAACCCACCCTTTTCAATTAAGAAAAAAATATTTGATACGTTGAAAGAAATTGATAAACCATTTATTATTATTGTGCCAGTATCTACTATAACAAAACAATTCTTTAGAGATAAATATAAAAATGAGGATATTACAATACTTATCCCACCAAAACGCTTACAATTCTCAAAGGAAGGTATTGATTTAGGTAAATGCTGGTTTGATTGTATTTTCATATGTTATAAACTTGGTTTAGATAAACAAATAATATTTTTGTAGAATATTCAATCAAATTATTATCTATATATCATATATAATAAATAATAATGTCTTCTAACTCGTGGATGCAAGCCTTGAGAGAATGGAATGGTGATGATAAATGGTGTATACCTAAAAAAGGAACGAAAGAATACGATGAAGTTATGAAAATAAACAATCGTTTAAATCCTAAACAAAAAAAGAAAAAACTAACATCAAAAGAACGTGGTGAAGCAATAAAGGCTGGTAACGAAAGAAAAAAACAAAGAGCAGAACGGAAAGAAATCGGAAAGAACCAACGAAAAGGAAAAAAAATGTCTATGAAAGAAATGATAAAAAAGGTAAAATGAGTAAAAATTATAATAATCAAATATATCTTATAAATAACTATGAATTTAATTCAAGGCGATTGTTTAGAAAAATTAAAAGAAATATCAAATAATTCGGTTGATTGTCTTGTATGTGATTTACCTTATGGAACTACAATATGTAAATGGGATTCCAAAATCGAATTGAATGAATTATGGAAACAAATGAAAAGAATAGCAAAAAATAATCATACACCTTATTTCTTTTTTTGTGATATGAAATTA